TTAGAGACGGGTGATATCCCGAGGGATCTTCTTGAACGTGATATTCAGCGAGCGCAGCTCCTTATCCGACAACAAACATGTGTCGGCATAAATCACATACGAACTAGCCGCGCACCCAGGCGGGATCGAAGCCAGATAGCCACGATCCAAACTCGTCACACGATCCGGCTCGAACACGAAGAAGAACGACGCATCCTCATGCCGACCCAGGAAATACGGATGAGCACTGGTCGGATTCGAGAACGGCTGCCCAGTTTCGGTGAACCACACATACTCACGGACCCGTTCAAGAGGAACGTCAGGATTCAGATCCCCCTCAATGAGAAGAGGCTCGCCAAGCTCATAGAAGGAGAAGTCACCTCCCGTGCCCGAAACGTCATGGTCGTGTGACTGTGTGGCGACAACTTGTAGGTAGGAGCTACCCGATTTACCTGTCACTTTCGTGGTGATCTTCGGGCGGGAGACCTTGGTGTACTTGCCTTGAGCCTCCTGGTAGATTTTGTTTGCCTCGGCGAGCAGGCCGTCGGCTTTCTTCATTGCCGCCAACGTGAGCTTGTGCTCGTACAGCGTGATCGATTCTTCTGACTCACCCTTGTATCCAGTGATCGCGCGGCGGACACGCTCGGCAGTCACCGAGTCGGCATAATCACCTAGCTCGACAAGGATAAATGAACGCTCGCCCTTATCAGCCTTGTTGACGTTGAGCACTGCATGGCCCGTCGTACCAGATCCTGCAAATGAGTCGAGGACGATGTCCCCCGGTTTAGTTGCGATCTTCAAGATCCGTTCGATAAGCCGGGTTGGCTTTGGAGTGTCGAACGCGACACGCCCATCGAAGATCGCACGGATCTCCTTCTTTGCCTCATCGGTATGACCTGCAACTTCATACGGCCAAAAGTTCGTCGGTAGCAGCCCACCCACACTATCGAGGTATGTCTTGCGACGGACGCCGCCTTCGCCGCCTTTGGTGAAGTAGAAACGCGGCCACTGCCCGCGTTCATACACTGCGTGCGCATCGGCTTGAGCTTCCTCCAACGGTTTCGCTAACACGAGACCCAAAACGCCGGGCTTCACTTCGTCAGCAGGCACGCCGCACACGCGTGCGCGTTCCGCAGCGTCATCGAGATCCTTCAACTCATAGGCAGTCCAACCAGAAAATATGCGAAACATCTCCGGTTGCTCATAACGCCAGCAATTCCCAGTGCCCGGATAGATCATTGCTCCCGTAAATGGGTGTTGAATCGCGTAGACCATGCCCTGGTGGGTAGCTGCTCCCGGAGCGAATGCATCTGAGCTCGTCCAAGCAGTCCTGTCGCCGTCAGGATTGCTGTACTTATCATCCATTTCGGCTGTGCGTTCAAGCTTGTTGGGGTTCCATCCCGGCTGTTTGGAGAACACGAACAAGTGCTCAACTTCCGCTGGAATGCCTTTGGAATCGTTACGGGTCGAATAGGTGCGCTGCCACGAAATATCAGCCACGAAACAACGAGTCCCAAAGATCTCGTCACACATCAACCGAAGGGACGCTGCCTCCCAATCATCGATGCTGATGAAGATCGAACCGGTTGGGGCGAGCAGGCGATGCAGGAGACGCAGGCGTGGATACATCATGCATAGCCATTTGTCGTGGCGGGAGAGGTCTTCGCCTTCTTTGCCAACAACTTCGCCCAGCCACTTCTTGATCTGGGGGTCGTTGACGTTGTCGTTGTACACCCAGTTCTCGTTACCCGTGTTGTAGGGAGGATCGATGTAGATACAGTCGACTTTTCCTTCATAGCGCGGCAGGAGGGCTTTGAGGGCTTCGAGGTTGTCACCATGAATGATCATGTTCTGTGAGCCGTTGTCCGCATCGTGCTGGCCGTGCTCGTCATATGAGTATTGGCGGTCGAGGACGCGGTAGGGAACGTCGAGGTGGTGGGTGATCACCTTGTCTTTGCCGACCCAGTTCAGTTCTGGCATTAGCGTTCCTCCTTAGGCTCGTCAGGGGTATCGGGATGTGGTTCTTCTGCGGCTTGACCGGTGCGGACCCATTCGTCGATTTCTGAGAGTTTGAACTTCCAGACCCTGCCGACTTTGTAGGCGGGAAGATTATGGGTTGTTATCCATTTCGTGATGGTCTCCCGGCGCACACCGAGGTGGGCTTGCGCTTCTTTCATGGTGACCCAGTTTTCTAATTCAGCTTCGCTCATCATCCCTACCTTGTCGAGTGAAGATCCGGGTTAATAACTGTGGCATCGACATTAAAGGTCGTGCTTTCACGAGGGAAGCAGTTCTCGCCATCCGTGTTATGCATTTCCCAGTGGCTTGAGGCCGCCCCTTCATAGCCTTGCGCCCGAAACGTGCAAGAAATCTTGATGAACTTTCCCGTCGCCGGTGAGCTGTCAGGAATGGCGATCTGCGTGGTGTCGACGGGTCGTATTCGCGGGTCTGTGGGATTCGTACAGACGAGTGTCCGACCAGTCCAGTTGATGCTGCCAATGTTGCGCATTGTCCAGGTGTGAGTGAACTCGGCCCAGAATTCTGGCTTGTGTTTTTGCAGTGCGGGCGGTTCCGTCACGTCGACGCGATCTCCTTGATAGAGCGGCTGCGGCGCGGGGTTTATTTCTTCTGGTTCCTGGCCTTCAAGGCGAAGTCGGTAGCAGTGTTCGAGGACATCGCAATGGTTTGGATCGTGGATGATCGCATCAAACCAGTCAGTGAGTGCCCAAATGAACGCTTCTGGTTCGATAGTGAGGGTTGAAGGCAAGCCAACCTTTTTACTGACTTCTTGGCAGCGGTCGTCCAATGTGACCCGTGTGCTTGGGAGGGGCGTCAGGTGGGTAAGAAGGAAATCATGCAACGATTTCTTGCTCACCTGTGTAGGAAATGATTCGTATTGCGGTTCGGAGATCGGTTTCGCTCCGGTAAAGATCTTGCGGGCGTACTCGTCGTCTAACCGCTCTGCACTGCCAGCGTGTTGGAATACGGCTTGGATGAATTTTGCCTGGTTAGTGATGGGACTCTTCCGCTTGTAAACAGCGCGACAAAACTCGGGCAAACCCATGTGCGTCACGCTCCTCTATGTCGAGTCCCAAAACTAGTCCCAGAAGTCCCAGTTTTTGCTTCTCTCAACGATCTGAAGTCCCAAAACCACAGCGTTTGATGAGTATGTGAGCAAAACACGAGCCGACGAGACGAGCAACTGTCATCTCATTATCGCACGCCGACTCGCGCGAACGCTCATGAACACGCACCAACTGGTGGTGGGTGTCGTAGCAAGAGCGAAGGAGGTGAAGCACATGGGGAAGAACCGTAAGCAGACGTCGGCGAAGGTGGCGTCCAAGGCGTCGAAGATTCTGACCGATGGCCGTTATGGCAAGGACTCGAAGTCTGTTGCCGCATCGGCGTTGGCGCAAGTCAAGCCGTCCAAGCGGGGCAAGTAGCCGCAACCACTCCTGCTCTGGTGTGAGTGCTTCTCGCACCAGAGCAGGTGGAGACGGTAGCGCTGGTGGCCACCAGCACTGACGTTCTCCAAGCCTGAACGTGATTGTTCGGGAGCTCATCTGGCGGGTGGGCGACCTCCACGGCGAGTGCTGGCTGTGGTTGTAGACAACTTTATTCACTAGTGAGACCTGCTCTGGGAGCGCTCGGCGGGTCACCTCACCCAACCCCTCTTTGCTGAGGGGCGGGTGGGGTGGCTCGCCTTTGTCGTCTTCCTAGCAGTTCTCACCAGTGATCTGAGCCAAACAGATCAGGTCTCCAAATCACCGGGATTCCCGGAGAAACGGAGATCCTTCGATGAAGGTCACCTTCAAGCACGAAGCAGATAACAACAAGAACGAGTCCATCACTGACACTTTCGACATTGACCCTGGCGAGTTCGCTCTCATGATCGCAACCGACCGCCAGCAACGCGCCGCCGAAACTGGTGTTCCGCTCAACCAGGTTAAGCCGCGCACCGCACAGAAGATTCTCGACGAGTTGTGGAACGCAGAAGAAGCGGCCACGCATAAGGCGGTTCGCGCCGATCGCGGTAAGGGTAAGAAGAAATGCACGTGCGGGGCTGGGTGCGGTCCTCGACGTGGATGCCGTCTGCCGAACAACGCACCGTTTTCGTATGAGCAGATGCTCGACATCGACCTTGATCCAGCTTCACCGGGTATCAGCGCTGAAGACCAGGTCATCGAACGTGAGAACAGTGTCCAGCGTGCCCGTGAGCTCAAGGCCATGCGCGGCGTCATCACTGGTTTGGATCCCCAGCATCGTGAGGTGATGACGCGTCTGCTTGCAACCAACAAGCTCAATCAGGCGCAGGTGGCGCGCGATATGGGGCTTTCCCGCGCGCGGGTATCGCAGCTGGTGGCAGAGGTAAAACCGCTGATCCGACAGGCGGTGGAGGCTGCTCGGTTTAACACTTCGGGCGGTGTCGGCAGTGGGGTGAAGGGAGAAGCCAACCGGGCTACTCCCACCAGCATGGAAGAAAGGTAAGCCCGATGGCTCGACATAGTCTCAAGCTTCATATTGCCCGGCATATCCCTGACGATCCCGGAATCGTCGCCACCAAGAATGTGAGGCTGCGTGAACGGCTCATGCGCCTACTGCTTGGTACCCCGCGCAAAGTCATGATTCTCGTTCCTGGTGATTCGGTCAAGCAGATCGACATCACCGAAAACACCGATGACGATCTCATGGCCCTGGCTGATGCTCTCAAGGCGGGTGAATCCAAATGATGATGCCGGAAATTAACGCCTTCATTCGTGATGGAAACCAGACGATGCGAGCGCTTGCCGATTTGCTTGCGCGGGCTCAGCAGATTGTTGAGGAGAGTTTCGAAGACCACGCAGGAATGCCTGGAGAACGCCCGGAGCTTGCCCTGCAGATCAAGGAACCCTTCGAAACCATCCCAGCCACGCATGCCCAGCCAGAACTACTCGTGGACGAGCCAGAGGTTGAACCTGAACCGGTAGTGACGCTCGAAGAAGTACGTGCTTTTCTTTCCGAGCTCTCGGCGCAAGGCCACACCGCAAAGGTTCGTGAGCTGATCGTCGAGGCTGGTGCCGACAAGCTCTCGGCGGTTGATCCGTCGAAGTTCGGCTGGCTGCTTCAACAAGCGAAAGGGATTGCTGATGGCACCGTCTGATCACGCACTCCTCTCAGCTTCTGGTGCTCACAGGTGGCTCAACTGCACCCCGTCGGCGCGCCTGGAATCCGATGAGCCGGAGTCAACGTCGGCTGCGGCCGAGCAAGGCACCGCAGCTCATGCGCTCGCTGAGCACAAACTCCGCCGAGCACTCAAGCAGCGCTCGAAGCGTCCGGTCTCGGCCTGGATTGATGACGAGATGGAAACCTTGACCGACGACTACGTCGCTTACGTCCAAGAACACATCTCCATCGCCCAGGAGACCTGTGGTGATCCGCAGGTGCTGATCGAGCAGCGCCTGGACTTCTCTCATATTGTGCCGGGAGGTTTTGGCACCGGGGACTGCGTGATCATCGCCGAACCCACCTTGCAGATCATTGATCTCAAATACGGGCAAGGCGTCCTCGTCGAAGCTGAGCGCAATCCGCAGTTGATGCTCTACGCCCTCGGAGCGCTCCATGCGTTCGGGGATCTATATGACATCGAGCGCGTGGCGGTCACGATCTACCAGCCGCGTCGGGCGAACGTCGACACCTGGGACATCTCTGTTGCCGAGCTCGAACACTGGGCTGAAACCGAGGTCAAACCTAAAGCCGAGCTGGCAGCGGCCGGTGATGGCGAGTTTTGTCCAGGCTCGTGGTGCCAGTTCTGCAAGATCGCACCCACCTGCCGAGCGCGAGCCGAAGCCAATCTTCAACTTGCCAAGTTGGAGTTCGCCCCACCAGCAGAACTGTCGGACGTAGAGATTGCTGACGTGCTCACACGGATTCCGCAGCTCAAAACCTGGGCGGCGGATGTCGAAGCCTACGCGCTCTCCAAGGCCGTCAACCAGGGCGTGGTCTTTGAGGGGTTCAAGCTCGTCGCCGGACGATCGGTACGCAAATACACTTCCGAAACCGACGTGGCGAAAGCGGCTGAGGCGGCTGGCTATAGGGACATCTATGACCGCAAGCTCATCACCCTTACGGCGATGGAACGCCTCATGGGCAAACCTGCCTTCAACGAGATCCTCGGTGATCTCGTGACCAAACCTGCAGGCAAACCCATGTTGGTTCCTGCATCCGATAAACGGCCGCCGCTCGATCTTGTGGGTGCGGCCACCGATTTTCAACCCAACAAGTAACAAGTAGAAAGAAGAATGATTATGTCAACGACTAACACAACTCGTATTGTGACCGGCGAAGTCCGGCTGTCCTACGCACACGTGTGGGAGCCGAACTCCATCCAGGGAGGCAAACCGAAGTACTCCGTCTCCCTAATTATCCCGAAGTCCGATACCGCCACGATCACTGCGATCGAGAAGGCCGTGGACGCGGCGATCGAAGCTGGTATTGGCAAGTTTGGGGGCAAGCGTCCCAACAAGGCAGCTCTCAAGTTGCCGTTGCGTGATGGGGATATTGAGCGTGACGACGAAGCCTACAAGGGTGCCTACTTCCTCAACGCCAACTCCCTGACAGCGCCGCAGATCGTCGATCAGAGCGTCGCCCCGATTTTGGATCGTGCGGAGGTCTACTCGGGCTGCTACGCCCGAGTTTCCCTGTCCTTCTATGCGTTTAACACGAACGGCAACCGAGGAATCGCCTGCGGACTGGGGAACATTCAAAAGACCCGTGACGGCGAGAGCCTTGGCGGTGGGCGCGTGAGCGCTGAGACTGACTTCGGTGCCTTCGCCGCTGATGACGACTTCCTAAACTAATCATCCCCACACGTGGAGGGAACCAGCACATCTTGTTGGTTCCCTCCACTTTTCCTCTATGTGAAAGGAACCCCGTCATGCGAACACTCTTCTGCGATATTGAATCTTTCAGCCCCGTCCAACTCGCCAAGACAGGTGTCTACCCGTATTGCGAGCACCCAGACTTCGAGCTGTTGCTCTTCGGATATTCGATCGACGGTAGCCCGGTAGAGGTGGTTGACCTGGTTAGCGGCGACAAGCTTCCCGAAAGCGTGCTGGCAGCGTTGACCGATCCGGGTGTTGCCAAGTGGGCACATAACGCCGCCTTCGAACGAGTCTGCCTGTCTGCCTGGCTACGCACACATCATCCCGAGCTTCTCGCTGATGGGTTTCTTGGCCCAAGGCAGTGGCGCTGCACCATGATCTGGTCGGCTTATCTCGGTCTGCCGATGAGCCTCGACGCAGTAGCCACCGTCCTCAAACTCGACGTCCAAAAAGACACAGTAGGCAAGAAGCTGATCAAGCAGTTCTGCACACCCGCCACACCCTCAGTTCTGAACGGCGGCAAACACAGGAATCCACCATCAGCTGACCCAACCGGGTGGGCACGGTTCATCGACTACAACCGGCGTGACGTCGAAGTCGAGCTCGCCATCCACGACAGACTGGCGTCTTTTCCGATGCCCGAGGCCGAATGGGACACCTACGCTCTTGACCAACGCATTAATGATGCCGGGATTCTTCTCGACCACACGCTCGTCGATAATGCCGTTGCCGTGGACGAGCACCACCGCAACGCCACACTCGCTCGGGCACAGACATTGACTGGGTTGGAGAATCCGAACTCGCCCATCCAACTCAAACAATGGCTCGCATCGCGCGGCTGCGAACTCGAATCACTAGCGAAAGCCGAGGTCGATGCCGCCCTCGATACCGCCACTGGCGAGGTGAAAGAAGTCCTCGAACTGCGCGGCGATCTAGCAAAATCAAGCGTCAAGAAATACCAAGCCATGCAAAACGTCGCCGGAACCGATGGCCGTGCGCGCGGGCTCATCCAATTCTACGGTGCAGGGCGTACCGGACGCTTCGCCGGACGCCTCGTCCAAGTCCAAAACCTCCCAAGAAACTATCTATCTGACCTCGACCAAGCACGAACGCTCGTCAGAACAGGCAACCTCGACGCACTTGAGCTGCTCTACGAATCTGTACCAGACACCTTGAGTCAGTTGATTCGCACGGCGTTCATTCTCAGCCCTGGGTGCCGGTTTATTGTGGCGGACTTTTCTGCGATTGAGGCGCGCGTCATCGCCTGGCTCGCAGGAGAAACAACCACCCTGGACGCCTTCCGTGAAGGTAAAGACCTCTACTGCGAAACCGCTTCCCGCATGTTCGGCGTCCCAGTAGAGAAGCACGGCGTTAATGGTGAGCTTCGTCAGAAGGGGAAGATTGCGGTGCTCGCCTGTGGTTATGGCGGCTCCGTCGGCGCTCTCAAAGCCATGGGAGCACTCACCATGGGACTCGCCGAACACGAGCTCAAACCGATCGTGGACGCCTGGCGGCAAGCTAACCCACACATCGTTCAGCTCTGGGCAGACGTTGAAGAGGCTGCGATCGCAGCCATCACCTCACGTCAGTCGATCCGGCTACGGAATCTGCGATTCAGCGTCGAAGCCGGAATCTTGTTTATTGAGCTGCCCTCGGGTAGGCGGTTGGCGTATGTGCAGCCGCGTCTGGGTGAGAACCGTTGGGGTGGCACGTCCATCACCTACACCGGAACCACCACGGCACGGCGCTGGGGACAGTTAGAAACCTACGGCGGCAAACTTGTCGAGAATATCGTGCAGGCGATCGCTCGTGATCTGCTTGTCACGGGCATGCACGCCGTCGCTAAGGCGGGGCACCAGATTGTGATGCATGTTCACGATGAAATCGTCATCGACGAACCCGAAAATTCCGGCTTCACCGTGACTGACGCTTGCGAGCTGATGTCCACGCTCCCAGCATGGGCCGAAGGTTTGCCGTTGGATGCGGATGGGTATGAGTGCGCCTATTACCGTAAGGATTAGCTGTTGATTGTCCAGATGGGATCTTGTTTCCAGCTGGGGCTGGCACCTATGTGCGTTAGATCGACGCCAGGAATTTCGGTGGGGAAACTGTCTAGGACGTCGCTGATGGCCTGTATTTCAGCGGTGAAATTTCCTCGTCGCAAGAGGAATGCGGTGAGCACCAACGCGGTGTATATACGTCCTGAAGAATGTGTCACGGCCGATAGCGTTTGGTCGTTGCGGCGGTGTTTGACCAGTGGACGGATGACGAGTCGCTTGTTCCATAGTCTGGCGTGATGGGCGCATATGTTACGAATGAAATTCGCAGTGCGCATCCATGATTCCAACTCGTCGGCACGTGCCAAGTACTTGTCAGCAATGCGACGACGCTGTTCGAAGGGAGCCAACGAAAACAGGGTCACGAGTTGTCCGAATTCGAGGATCTCGGTGGCCACTCACACCGGCAAACGACCATCGTGGGTCTGGTTGTAATGCATGACGAAATCTTCTGTAGAGCGCGACTGCGTTTGGGCTAGCTTCTGCGTAAACAGTACTGCACGGCGATGCATTGCGCCTGACGGCCAAATCCGTTCGAGGTCGAGGTGAATGAACGGATCGATCTCACCCAGCACGTGCCCCACGTCAACTCGCAGGCACACCTCCAGCTTGCATAGCGCCCGCCACACAGCAAGACGCAGCTGTTCGTCAAACTCGTACAGCTCAACCGCGTGATGCATACGTGTGCCGGGAACGAAACGATCTAAACGCCGCCGAGGTGAGCCTTCGGGAGCTGACTGGCGCAACGGGTAGGAGTATCCCGAAAGCCGGTAATAGCCGACAGTAGATAACTCGCGGCGGTAATCACCGGCATCCAATAGGCCGCGACGAGTGAGGATATTGATCTGCTCATCGATACTGGCCCACGGTTTATCGACCACCAGCCCACCTGCTTCCAAAAACATGAAGACCGGCTCTGACCTGTCTCGGAAACCGATACAAGCGAGCCGGTACTAGTGGTAATCACTATACCGCGAAAACAGCGACAGAATCAAGAACTCGGCGAAGTACCACCATCAGAAAAGAAAGCTTATCCAAGACCGCTAAGAAACGAGAACCGACCTGTGCTCCCACCGAAGCGGGCAGCGGAACCGGTCATGTTGTCTAAAAGACCACCGTGTCGGCACCGCTGTAGCAAGAGAACGATGGTTCTTCCACACAGAGCACTCGAGAAATTTGTCTATGCCCCGGCGAGAATACCTGCCAGATTGCTCTAACAGATAGCGCTCCACCGGGGCTTCAACACCAATCGTGCCAGAACGAGAAGCGATTGAGTACCCGTGATTTAACACTTTCGGGTTCGTCGGCAGTGGGGTGAGGCCCTTAACCCTTGTGCCGACCGGCACGACTTTTTCTCGACGGGGTCTCGGGAAGGAACCCCGCCATGGGAAACCAGATTCAATCATTCACCAACGACGTGTTCGGCACCATTCGCACTATCACCAATGATGGTCAGATCCTTTTCTGCAGCAAAGATGTCGCCACCGCGCTCGGCTACCAGGATCCGACGAACGCGGTGAAGCTGCACTGCAAGGGGGTGGCAAATTACCACCCCCTTGAGACCGCTGGTGGAATCCAGCAGGTCCGCTTCATTACCGAGGGCGACCTTTATCGCCTCATCATCTCCTCAAAGCTCCCGGCAGCGCAGAAGTTCGAAGCCTGGGTGTTCGATGAAGTGCTACCGACGATTCGCCGCCATGGCATGTACGCATACGACGAGCTGCTGGCTGACGATGAATTCTTGGAGCATGCCATCGCCACGCTGCGGGCCGAGCGGGCCAAGCGCCTGGCCGCAGAGCAAGCCTTGCTCGAAGCAGCACCGAAAGTCTCGTACTACGACGTTGTGTTGCAATCGGATTCGTTGTTGACGACGACGGCGATTGCGAAGGACTACGGACTCTCCGCGAAGAAGCTCAACCGGATTCTGCGTGATGCTCACGTGCAGTTCCATCAGTCGGGCCGGTGGTTCCTCTACGCCCGCTTCGCCGAGCAGGGCTACACCCAGTCCAAGACTCACGAATACGGCGAAGGCCAGACCCGCACCCACATGTACTGGACCCAGAAGGGACGTCTGTTCATCTACGACCTGCTCAAGAACCAGCTCGGCATCCTCCCGGTCATTGAGCGTGAAGGTCAGGTGCAAGCATGAGCGCCACGACACTCGATATTGGGTTTTCGAAGAAAAACACCGAAGGCTATCTGGACTTAACGAGCTACCACGCGCTCAAGAAGCTTCAGCGCGAACAGTTCGGTTACCGGCCCTTGGTTTATATCTGCTCACCGTATTCGGGCGACGTGCAAGCGAACGTTGAGCTCGCCCGCCAATTCTGCGAGCTTGCAGTAGCGGCAGGCAAGATCCCGTTCGCTCCGCATCTGCACTATCCCCAGTTCATGGACGACGCTGATCCTGATCAGCGCGAGTTGGCGATGTTTTTCAACCGAGTGCTGCTCGCTAAATGCGAAGCCCTGTGGGCATACGTGGGTCACGTCAGCCCTGGTATGCGCCTGGAGATCGGCTGGGCGCGAGACCTCGAGTTGCCGATTAAGTACTTCGATTCTGATTTCAAGGAGGTCACCCCATGACCACGCCTTTCACCTTGTTCGCTGCCGCGGTTACAGGTGTGCAGAACAATAACCACTACCCGAACCCACATCAGGTCATTGACGCGGCATCCCTAAGCGCGGTCGCTGGCTTTGATCACGTGGCAGCCACCTACGTGAATGATCGCCGCTCAACTGCAGCCTTCATGTCTTCGGATTGCGTGGTGATGGATATCGATAACGACCACACCGAAACCCACACCGAGTGGATCACGCCGGAGAAGCTCGGCGAGTTGATGTCTGGGGTCGAGTTCATGACCGCCACCTCCCGCAACCACATGAAGCCGAAGGGTGTGCTCTCCGCCCGTCCGCGTTTCCACGTCTACTTCCCAATCCACAACGTGCAAGATGCTGACGAATACGCGGGATTGAAGCATCGCCTGGCATCGCGGTTCGCTTTCTTTGATCGCAATGCTCTGGATGCCGGTCGCTTCATCTACGGCACCCCTAATCCACAAGTTACGGCGTATGAGGGCGATCAGCTGCTCGATGCGTGGCTGGATGCTGCAGATGAGCAGGACGTGTTTGCTGCCTTCGATGTCTCAACATTGGTGATTGGTGAAGGCTCCCGTAATGCCACGCTCTCTCGCTTCGCAGGCAGGGTGCTCATCCGCTACGGGCAGACCGATCAGGCCCGCGACCTCTTCGACCGCAAAGCCAACCTCTGCGAACCACCGCTCAGCGAGGGCGAATTACAGACGATCTGGAACTCGGCATGCAGGTTCGCTTCGAAGGTTGCTGCTGATCCAGGCTATCTGCCGCCTGAGGCGTATGAGGCGTTGGCGGGTTTGCGTCCGGATGATTTTTCCGATGTCGGTCAGGCAGACACATTGGCTGGCGAGTATGCGAACAAGATCCGCTACTCACTGGCTACCAAGTGGCTTGTCTACGACCATGGCGTGTGGGATGAGAACGACTTATCCGCACAAGGCGTGGTTCAGGAATTGACTTCCCGCCAGCTGGAAGAAGCCGACCGTCTGATCGCATCGACGTGGGAAACCGTGACGGCAACCGGCGCAGATCTCGTGATGGCCTCCGCCTCGTCGAAAGCACGCGGCCTAGCAAAACTCAACCCCGCCCAAGTCGCAGCATTCAAGGCGTGGGATGAATCCAAAAGCTATCACAAGTTCGTTCTCTCCAGGCGTTTGTCACGCAATATCACGGCCACGTTGAAAGAAGCCGGGCCGATCTTGCAGGTACGTGTCCGTGACCTCGACGTCGACCCCTACCAGCTCAACACCCCGGCAGGTACCTGGGATCTACGCGACAGTAGTAGCCACGAGCACAATCCCGCCGATCTGCTGACTAAGCAGACCGCTGTCGGCCCCAGCGATGAGGGTGCACAGATCTGGGCCGACGCGCTTGACGTCTTCTTCCAAGGAGATCCTGAGTTGATTGGTTACGTGCAGCGCATTGTGGGGTTGGCGGCTATCGGGCAAGTCTTCGTCGAAGCGCTCGTCATCGCTTACGGGGACGGGCGAAACGGCAAATCCACGTTCTGGAACACCATCGCCCGCGTGTTGGGGACGTATTCGGGCACGATCTCAGCCGACGCGCTCACAGTCGGGGTGCGTCGCAACGTCAAACCCGAACTCGCCGAAGCCAGAGGAAAACGTCTCTTGATCGCGGCTGAAACCGAAGAAGGCATGCGCCTATCAACCTCGAACGTCAAACAGCTGGCTTCGACCGATCAGATCTCGGCAGAGAAAAAGTTCAAGGACCCCTTCGCCTTCACCCCCTCCCACACGCTCGTGCTCTACACGAACCATCTACCGCGTGTGGGAGCCATGGACGCAGGCATCTGGCGGCGTCTGATCGTCATCCCGTTCAACGCCACCATCGAAGGCGACACGGATGTGAAGAACTACGCCGACCACCTCTACGAACACGCTGGCGGAGCAATCCTTTCCTGGATCATGGAGGGAGCGCGCCTCATTCACAGTGAGGGATACAAGCTCACTCCGCCGCCTCAGGTGGTTCAAGCCTCGCAAGCATATAAGGAGGATAACGACTGGTTCTCGCAGTTCCTTGAGGACTCGTGCGACGTCGAGGACGGATTATCGGAGAGGGCTGGTGACCTCTATCAGACGTATCGAGCGTGGGCGCAAAACACCTCAGGATGGGCACGCCCGATGGTCGACTTCAACGCCGCATGCGAACAAGCAGGATTCGAACGCAAGAAAACCAAGTCCGGTATCCGCGTCTACGGGCTGGCCCTGACCAGCGAATTCAACAGCTGAAAGTTATGAGGGTGCAGACCGGTGCAACCCGTTTTCCTACCTTACGCATGTGAAATTACATGGTGTTTTTCTCTATGTAAAAGGTTAGGAAATACCCTGCACCACTCTGCACCCCTTGAGAAACCATTCAAGGAGTGACCATGAACGAACGAACCATAGAACACCAACTGAAGAAAGCCGTTGAAGCCTCTGGCGGCCTGTGCTGGAAGCTCGTGAGCCCTGGAACCACCGGTGTACCTGACCGGATATGCCTGATGAGAAACCGCGTAGTTTTCGTTGAGCTCAAAGCACCAGGGCAGAAACCCAGGCCAATCCAGGTGCGCCGGATGAACCAACTACGCCAGCAAGGCTTCACCGCTCTGGTTGTCGATTCGGTTGACGGCATACAGGAGGTGCTTGATGCACTATCAGCCGCATAACTACCAAACCACCGCAACCCAATACATCATCGACCACCACGAGGCCGCGATCTTCCTCGGCATGGGTTTGGGCAAATCAGTGATCGCGTTGACGGCGATCTGGCAGCTCATGCTCGACTACTTCACCATCCACCGAGTCCTCGTCATCGCACCACTTCGGGTAGCCCGAGACACCTGGCCTGCAGAAATTCACAAGTGGGATCACCTTGACGGGCTCACCGTCGCGGTCGCTGTTGGCACCAAACAAGACCGGCTGAACGCTCTCGCGGCGTCTGCGATGGTAACCATCATCAATCGCGAAAACATCCCATGGCTCATTAGCCAACTCGGGGGGAGCTGGCCGTTCGACATGGTCGTCATCGACGAACTCTCCAGCTTCAAAAACCACCGGGCAAAACGGTTCACGGCGCTGGTGAAAATGCGACCATACGTTAAACGCTGGGTCGGGCTGACCGGAACGCCAGCGTCGAACGGGCTGATGGATGTGTGGGCGCAGTTCCGTCTTCTCGACGGTGGCGAGCGTTTGGGTCGTTTCATTACTCGTTATCGTGAGCGGTGGTTTGTGCCCGATAAGCGCAATGGGATGCAGGTCTTTACCTATAAGCCACGCGTGGGTGCTGAGGATGAGATCTATGCGGCGATTGGTGACATGACGTTGTCGATGAGAACCACCGACCACCTCCAACTCCCGCCCTTGACGGTCACGACCACGCCCGTCACGTTGGAGCCGAAAGAACGCAAGGTCTACGACCAACTCAAAGCTGACCTCGTCCTCGACCTTGATGGGGCGACAATCGACGCTGCGAATGCTGCTGCATTGTCGGGCAAGTTGCTGCAGTTGGCGTCGGGTGCGATCTACACCGGCGATGGTCAGTGGACAGCGGTTCACGAGCGGAAGCTCGACGTCCTCGAAGACCTCGTCGAGGCAGCCAACGGCAACCCACTGCTCGTAGCCTACTGGTTCACTCACGACCGCGAACGTATCACCGCCTGCTTCCCACAGGCTCGCGAACTGAAAACGAGCGCGGATATCGAGGCGTGGAACAGAGGCGAGATAACCCTCGGGCTGATCCACCCCGCGAGCGCTGGCCACGGGCTAAACCTCCAGAGCGGTGGGCATCTGCTGGTGTGGTTCTCACTGACCTGGAGTCTCGAGCTTTATCAACAGACGAACGCTCGCTTGTATCGGCAAGGTCAATCCGAACCTGTGACGATCACGCATCTGGTTGCGGAAGGGACGCTCGATGAAGCCGTGCTCAAAGCTCTTGATGCGAAAGATGCTACGCAGGCTGCGTTGATTGACGCGGTCGCACACGAAATCCACACAACCACTGAAAGGACAAGCTCATGCATGTGATGACGAAATACCTCGACACAAGGAAAGCCGCGATCGCAGCTCTGCAGGATTATGCGGTGATGGAACAGATCATCGAGAGTACTGACGAGCAGATCAAGGCGGCTTATGCTGATGCTGCTAGTCCTGCTTCTCCGCGTATGGACGGCACACCACCCTCGGGTGATCTGCACGCTTCGGAGAACAGGATCGTTGCGAGCATTGAGCGGATCGATGCGTACAAGGCTCGCTACCTGCAGGCTCGCCAGTACATGGACTGGTTTCTGCCTGCGTGGGAAGTCATCGCTGAAGACGACCGCTTCATCCTCGAAGGCTTCTTCCTCAGCGAGGGGACGCAAGATGAGAAGGTGTCGATGATAGCCGATCATTTCTACGTCGAGCGTGACACGGTCTATCGGCGCAAGAACCGGGCCCTCGACAGGTTCGCCACCGCCTTGTATGGACAGCTCTAGCGTTAGCGGGTATCCGAAACATGCGATAGAAAACCGCATATCAGTGTGAGAACATATAAGTGATTGAAAACTAGGTGAAGCCCCAAGAACCCACACACGGGAATCTTGGGGCTTCACCACATCCGGGGGGGGAAGGAGCCAGCGATGCCGGTCAAACCAGCCTCCCCGTGCTCTCACCCTGGTTGTCCCGAGCTCACCCGTGAACGCTACTGCGAGGCCCACGCGAAGGCAGAAGACGCCCGGTATCGGAAGTATCAGCGTGATCCGAAGATCAACCGCCGCTACGGCGCGCGGTGGCGCAAGATCCGCGCCGCCTACATCGCAGCCCACCCGCTCTGCGAAGACTGCCTCGAACAAGGCAAGTACACGCCCGTGCAGGAAGTCCACCACGTGCTCCCGCTCGAACACGGCGGCACCCACAACTTCGACAACCTCCGTTCGCTGTGCAAGCCCTGCCACTCGCGCCAGAGCGCGCTGGATGACGACCGGTGGAGGCAACAACCTCGGGTCTACACCTACTGAATTCTTCGCCACGTTCCGCCCTGTCGCGGTTGTCGTCACGCACTTCAAAGTTGCCTACCCGCCTGGCGTTTGCCGAACACGAGCCACCGTCGAAAGCCTGACGAGGGGTAGGGCCGTCGAATCTCTACAGCCTTGGCACAGGTCAGCGGGCGGGGCCAACCGTGCGCAAAGTCCCCGAATCAAACAAGGTATTAACACTTCGGGCTTCGTCGGCAGTACCAGTGAGGGGTGAAATCCCGCTGAGTGTTGCTCGGTTTTCTTGCGCTTTGTCCGTCCGGATTTGGGTTTCCCAGGGACGTACAGGTGAGGGCAAAAAACTCGGAGCTTCTCATCCGGTGTTCTGGATCCCTCTCTGGCAGGTGTTCGCCTGTCTTGAGTTAACAAACTGGTTTCTAAAAAGGAGGAATCATGACAGATCAAATGGTGCTAAAAACACAGCAATGGCTCAATCGCACCTATAGGAGCAAGGCTGGATTCGGTTCAGTCGTAGAGGACGGATATACCGGCTGGGGCACGGTCAACGCTTTGATTCGGGCCCTGCAAATCGAGCTGGGTATTACGACAACGGCGAACAATTTCGGACCGGGAACTATCAGTCGCTTCCAGTCTCGGTGGCCTAACGGCATCCACCAGCAGGATGACGGTGCGCAGGAGACTTCTAATGTGTACGGCATTATCCAAGGTGCTTTGTGGTGTAAGGGATATTCTGCTGGTGCCAGCGATATCACTACGCATTTCTATAGCGGAACTGGAAAGGCCATCAAACAGCTTAAGAGCGACATGGGCATTGGTGGAGATTCCACTGTGACGTTCGACGTCATGAAAGCGCTGTTGTCAATGCAGCAATTCGTCCTGCTTCGCTCTTATGGGGGCATTTCAGCGATTCGGCAAGCACAGCAACAAATCAACCAACAGTATCGCGCTTATACCGGAATCATCCCAACCGATGGACTCTACGGTCGGGAAATGAACACTGCTCTGATTCAGGTCTTGCAAGCCATTGAAGGATTTAGCCCTGCGGAAGCCACAGGTAATTTCGGCAATGGCACCAAAGCGCGTCTAACAATAGTTACACCCAGCAATGCGGCAAGTTTACCGAAGTGGGCTTGGCTAGCTCAGGTTGCTCTAGTGTGTAACCGGATTTCTCCCGATATCTATCCTTCTGCACAAACCGCACTGTCAACGTTCGTTCCGCAATTCCAAGCAAAGTATCAGCTCCCACGAAGCGGGGTGGTCGACTCGACTACATGGATGAGCCTGTTGACCTCGAAAGGTGATCCGAATCGCGCCTGCAAAGCATGCGATACACGCTTCGAGATTACGGCTGAGCGACTCAACCTACTTAAGGCGAACGGCTATGAGATTGTGGGGCGTTACCTGACTGAGCCGAATCAGGATTCAAAAGATCCGTCTGACTATTTCAAAGCAATTCGCCCCGGAGAACTTGAACGCATCACCAACGGAGGAATGAAGTTCTTCCCGATTTTCCAGGAGTACTCAACCAAGCTTCGACACTTCACGCGGGAAAACGGCGCTCGGCACGCGACGCTCGCAAGGCAAGCAGCCCAAAGACTTGGCATTCCGGGAACGTATATCTATTTCGCAGTTGATTTCGACGCGACCGACCCCGAGGTCACAAGTCACATTCTTCCGTATTTCCAGGGTGTGCGTGGAAGCCTGGGAGGCGGATACAAAGTAGGCATCTACGCCTCGCGTAACATTTGTAGCCGCATCATTAAAGCCGGCTACGCTGGAAGCGCGTTCGTCTCGGACATGTCTACAGGATTTTCTGGCAACCTTGGCTTCCCTATTCCTGACGATTGGAACTATGACCAGTTCACTGAAATCAGTGACTACAAGGGTGCTGGTTTTGACCTAGACAGGGTCGCCTATTCAGGACAAGCAGCGGCAGTTGATCATGTTGCTCCTTCGAGTGCCGGTGGCGCTGCGCCCGACACCAGCATTGATTACACCAAGCTGGCTCCGATTGATCTGATCTGGCATTTAGAGAAACGCTTCGAAGAACTTCGTGCCAGTGGCAAGGTTGGAAAAGACTACGTTGCGGGTTCTCATGGTGCGGGAACGCGGATTGCCGTTCCGACTTGGCGTTGCATCCTCAACTATTTAGCAAAAGCCTACCTGCGTGACGGTGGTAGTGGATCTGCGGTGAATTGGTCCGTGTCTGCCGAAAGTTTCAGGAGTGCTGACGCGAGCGTACTCGAGAAGGACGCTGTAGGCAAGAAGATCATCGCTGCCTTGAATCGCTATATTGATAACACGTGGCGGCAATCCATGACCGACAAGACCGGAGAATCGGTTGATCTGGCGCATCTGGCGGCAACAACACTTGGATACACCAACTGGAATGTTATCCCTGATGCGTGGACTGGCTGGGCCGGAGACCTAGCTACTGCCATGGAGAATATTCAGAAAACACTTGAGTGGAATCCCAGTGCGAACCTGGATCAGGTGGCCACAGCTCTAATCGGTCAAGGTAACGATTACCGTCAGCATCCTGGCTTGAAGGGGCTAGTACTTGACAAGAAAAACGACAAGGGAAAATGGGAATCGGTAGGAAACAACTGTAACCGTGACGATCTCTGCTGTGACGGAGATGCCATCGTTATCGCTAACACGCTAGAAAACGGCAACGACTCCAACGCTCATCTTCTGTCAGCAACATTGCGAGAGTACTACAACAATTCCAGCAAACTTGCCAACAGATTCAAGCAGATTGGCTGGAGCTTGGGGGCGAATAATTCCACTGAGGCATATCAGAAAATAAGTGAATATGCCGACTTGGATAGCGCCGTTTTAGGATGGTTCCTGGCTGGATACGTCAAGGAAGAGATTCGTTTGACAGCTTGCCGAAAGCTAGCTGAATTCATCTACCGATAATTGATTTGGTCTTTTCCTTGGTGTGGCGCTTGGGTAAAAACGCTAAACCCAAGCGCTACACCACCAGCAACAAGAGCGCCGATGGCGGGAACGGAAAACTGGCTCAGCAGTTGAGAAAAAGAATCACTATGAACTAACGAGCCGACACCATCGAGTGAAAAGAGAAAAGCTGAGAGTCCGATAAAGGCTCCTGCTGAAAGTTGCAACGCGCGGGCAGATTGAATACCGATGAAATGCTTATTAAAAAGCAGAAGAAGAATCGTGAAACACACATACATGAGTGGCATCAATAAGAAGACCACAAAAAATCTCTGATCCTGATCCTTGCACCGTAGAAAGATGGCGGCGAAAAGCCACGCGCCGACAAAATATGCCAGAGCGGATACAAGAAACACAGATATTTTTTTGATGACCAGTCCCTTCAACTTTTCGCTACACATTTTGATACGGCAACGGCATCAGGAGTTGTATGCCCCAATAAGTTCTCATTCTACAAGAAGGGTTTCCCTGCATTGCTAAGGATAGCGCTGATCGGGCGGATGTTGCGTGAATGCAGGCACGAGGCCTGGTGCGTTGAACCCGACAGTCACGAAAAGGCGCACGGGAGCGCCTATACCAGAGGCTCCCGAGTATCTGTCTGTGGTGTACAGCGTGGTAAGAAGCTACTGGGGGGCGGCTTGGTTATGGGGTTGTTCTGGCGGCTTTCTGGTGAATGCACGGAGCTTTTTGATTGCCCATTCGTAGTGGCTTGATGTGGCTGACACGCAGTAGGAGCCGAGCGAGGTTGTGCCCGTCCACGGGAAATGCGCCTTGGTGAATAACTCCTCGTTGGTGAACTCGCCGATGAGAGCCACTACTGCGGTGTGGCTGTCAGCGAGGTTCTCGCGGATAGCCTCAAGCTCAGTGCCCTGATATTGAGTCCAAATCTCTTGGTTGAGCGTTGGCGTGGTTCGCCACGTGTGAGGAAACGGAAGAAACGGTCGAGGCTGACCCTGGCGGTTGGCGTCGACGAAGCCAAGCAACATGCGCTGCCACTCGTGCAGGTGGGCAAGGACGTCGCGCAGGTTTTTGTCCCGCGCCCAGTGGGCTTCTTTACCGATTTGAGTGATGCTGGGATCAAAATTCGTATGCTGATCGTCGGAACTCATGCCCTCAATGAGGCTGTCCAGTTTCGCATACTGCGCCTCGGCGGCATCCAATAGTTCAGTTTTCGTCTTCGGTCTCGGCACGCCACTAATTGTCTCACAGCAGGAAAGCAGATGAAAACCTATGGCGAAAGACGGAACGAACCGGGGTGGCCGCCGTGTGCGGGCAGGTGCGAAACCCGATCCGCTGAATGCGAAGCTCGCAGCTGGCCGCCCAGCCACGCGGCTTGATGATCCGCTGGGTGAGCCGTTTGACTTTGAAGGCTCAGATATCGGGGATGGTGCGGTGCTTGCTGGTGAGGTGATGCCGGAGCCTGCCGAGTATCTGTCGGAGATTCAGCGTGATGGTAAACCCCTCGGCGCTGACCTCGTCTACCGAGAAACATGGCAATGGCTCGATCAACGTGGCTGTTCCCAGTTCGTCGCACCGCGTCTGATTGAGTCCTATGCGCAGGCGTTCGCGCGTTATGTGCAGTGTGAACAGGCGATCTCCAAGTTCGGTCTGCTCGGCAAACACCCGACCACGGGCGCTGCGATCGCATCCCCTTTCGTTGCTATGTCCCAGTCTTTCGGTAAGCAGGCGAATGTGTATTGGTACGAGATTTACGAGATAGTGCGCGCCACCTGCACCACCGACTACTCGGGCGCTGCGCCGGGTGATGACGTGATGGAGCAGCTGCTGCAAGCCCGCTCCTAAAACCAACCTATCTGTGTCTTTGTGCCTGCCCCGGATGGGCGGGCAGTTTTCTGTGCCTTGATTCTTTGGAAAGTGAGTGTGTATGTCTGTTACGAAGACTGCTGAGGCCGTGTGTATCGGCCATCCCGATAAGCTCTGTGATTTGATCGCTGACACGATCCTTGACGATATCCTCTACGAGGATCCTGCTGCCCGCGTTGCAGTAGAAGTGATGGCATCTGGCCGCAGGATCATTGTGACTGGCGAGATCACTTCGAAGGTTCGTCCGCGTATTCGTGAGTCGGTGCGTTACGCGCTGGTGAAGGCGGGTTATGTGCCGTGGAAGTTCCTCGTCTTCGTCTGGACTCGCAGACAGTCTCCAGACATCAACGCAGGAGTTTCCAAGTCCTTGGAGGCTCGCTTCGGAGACACGAGTGAGTTTGCGTTGCAGGGCGCTGGCGATCAAGGCACCGTCTACGGATACGCCACCAACGAAACCCCGCAGCGTTTGCCATTGCCGCTCGTACTCTCGCATGAGATCTGTGGGCGTCTTGATGACGCCCGCAAGGACGGCACGATCAGCGGTATCAAGTCCGATGGTAAGGCGCAGGTGACGGTTCGCTACGACGCCGCCGGACAACCCGTAGCAGTCGAAACCGTGGTGGTGTCGATCCAACACGACGCTACGAAGACTCTGGACGAGCTTGCGGCTGAGGTCAAAACACTGATCGTCGCACCCGCGTGTAAGCCGTATCTGCCAATTAGCGCTGACACCGAGATTCTGGTGAATCCCTCGGGCTTGTTTACGGTGGGTGGTTCAAAGGCAGACACGGGGCTCACTGGTCGCAAGCTGATGGTCGACACTTACGGCGGTCTCGCCCCACATGGTGGTGGGGCGTTCTCGGGTAAGGACGCGTCCAAGGTTGACCGCTCGGGTGCGTATATGGCGCGTCTGATAGCCAAGACTATCGTCGACTCCGGTCTTGCGCAGGAATGCCAGGTCGCGATTTCCTATGCGATTGGGAAGGCTGATCCGGTCGCCTTCACCATCGACACGCTCGGCAGTGGTGAATACTCCGACAAGATCCTGACCGAGGCTGCGCGTGAGGTGTTTCCGCTACGCCCAGGAGCGATCATTGACGCTTTGGGGTTGCGAGCACCCGGCTACACCCGCTACTCGACCTACGGACACTTCGGCCATGCCGGTTTGCACTGGGAGAACTCGTTCGCTCACGTCGACGCATTAAAGAAGGCGGTGACCACACATGCTCATGAAACCAATGCCCATCAGTGAACTCAAGCCCGCTGACTACAATCCGCGTAAAGACCTCCAGCCTGGCGATGCCGAATACGAGAAGCTCAAGCGATCCTTGACCGAGTTCGGCTACGTCGAACCCGTCATCTGGAACTCCACCACTGGCAACATCGTCGGTGGACACCAGCGTTTGAAGGTGCTCGAAGATCTCGGCCACACGGACGTGGACGTGATCGTTGTTGAGCTCGATGAGACCCGCGAGAAAGCACTCAACATCGCGCTCAACAAGATCAGCGGCGAATGGGACAACGACAGACTTGCCCTCCTCATCGCCGACCTCGATGCTTCGGATTTCGATGCTGAACTCACCGGTTTCGACGACGCCGAAATCCAGCAGTTGATCGGCTCCTTGGATGAGAACGAGGTTGAGGACGACGACTTCGACCTTACCGCCGCACTCGAAGCATCCGCGTTCGTGGAGCGTGGGGATATCTGGACGCTTGGCCGTCACCGACTCGTGTGCGGCGACGCCACCAGCGTCGAGGACGTCGAGTTGTTGATGGATGGTAAACGTGCGAATCTTGTGTTGACTGATCCGCCATATAACGTCGCCTTCGAATCAGGATCCGGATTGTCCATCAAGAACGACAAGATGGATGGCGATAAGTTCTACGATTTCCTGCTATCAGCGTTTTCGAACATGGTGGGCGTGTGTGAGAAGGGCGCGTCCGCGTATGTGTTCCACGCTGACACTGAAGGCTTGAACTTCCGCCGCGCCTTCGTTGAGGCAGGCTTTTACCTGTCGGGCTGTTGTATTTGGGTTAAAGATTCCCTCGTATTGGGACGTTCCCCGTATCAGTGGCAGCACGAGCCGGTGCTATTCGGGTGGGTGAAGACGGGTAAGCACAAGTGGTACGCCGACCGGAAACAAACCACGATCTGGAACTTCGCCAAGCCCCGCCGTAATGCTGACCACCCGACCAGCAAGCCGCTGGATTTGTTGGCGTATCCGATCGGGAACTCCACGCAGGCCAACGCGATCGTGCTCGACACCTTCGCAGGCTCAGGCTCCACACTCATGGCAGCTGAGGCAACCGACCGCATCTGCTATTGCATGGAGCTTGATGAGAAATACGCGAGCGTTATTTTGCGCCGTTATGCCGAACATACAGGGGACGCTGCCGGGATTACTTGCCTGCGAGGCGGCAAGGAATACGCGTATTTGGATTTGGTGCGCGATGTTGAGGGGGGTGAACCGTGAGTGAGTTGACGTTGGGTTCCTTGTTTGATGGCTCGGGTGGTTTCCCTCTCGCAGGTATTCAGGCGGGTATTCGTCCTGTGTGGGCGAGTGAAATCGAGCCATTCCCGATTCTCGTTACGACCCGCCGTCTGCCGCAGCTCACTCATGTGGGTGATGTGACCACGGTCAACGGGGCTGATGTTGATGCGGTGGATGTGATCACGTTTGGTTCTCCCTGCCAAGACCTATCCGTTGCAGGTAAACAAGCAGGCCTGGCGGGTGAACGCTCGGGTCTGTTCTTTCATGCTGTACGAATTATTGACCAGATGAGGAAAGCAACCCATGGAATGTTTCCACGCTACGCGATCTGGGAGAATGTCCCTGGCGCGTTCTCCTCACACAAAGGATCCGATTTCGCCACCGTCCTTACCACGCTCACGCGCATCGTCGACCCGAGCACGCCTGATATGCCTGTCCCTGAGGGTGGATGGCCGTACGCGGGATGTGTCATGGGTGAGGGATTCTCACTGGCATGGCGTGTACTCGATGCGCAACATTTCGGCCTCGCCCAACGACGCCGCCGCATCTACCTTGTCGCAGATTTTGCAGGCCGATCCGCACCCGAGATTCTTTTTGAGCCCGCGAGCTTGCCAAGGAATCCTGAATCGTGCGGCACGCAAGAACAAGACCATGCCCACACCCCTGAAGCAAGCCTTGGAGGCCGTAGCAGCTCGGTGATGTTGTTGGATCATCATCCGCAGGACTCGAGGTTGACCGTTAACTCCTCGGGGGTGGTGCAGACGCTGACTGCCCGGATGGGCAACTCACCCACCAACGTCCCCATCCTCCTCGACGCCCCAGAAGAACGCAGGGTGTTTGGCCTGAATTCGATCCACCAGTCCCGCAGCGGTGGCGGCCACTACGGCTACGAAGCGGAAGTGTCGAAAACCCTCGACTTGAAAGGCGGGGAGCCGACCTGCAATCAGGGCGGCATGGTCATCTTGGAGCCCGTCTATGCCGCATCCAAGGCCGACTATTTCACCCGCGTCACCAAGGATCAGGCAGGTGCGCTGCTGGCCACGGATTACACCGATCCGCCCATGGTCGCCAGCTCGTCGCTGTGCCCCAGGCGGTTGACGCCGGTCGAGTGTGCCCGGTTGCAGGGGTTTCCTGACGATTGGTGTGACGGTCTTGCTATCGAGGATCCGACAAGCGAGGACATCGAGTATTGGACGGGCATTTGGGCTACCTGGAACTTGGCGCGCGGCGTGAAACCACGAACCGCACGCCAAGTCACTACTTGGTTGGAGAATCCAACTAGTGATAGTGCCCAGTACAAGTTGTGAATCGCCCTGGGTTTGATGGAGACTCTTTCTATTTGTTTCCTACCAGCACATCAGTGGTGCCGATAGCAGTGTAGTAGGTGTTCTCGTACTCGAGCGGCGGTACATGGTCGAGGTAGCCGTGAAGCCGCTCGGTGTTGTGCCAATGAACCCACCCCAGGGTTGCCAGCTCTAGATCCTCGATCGTCTTCCACGGACCGTGGTTCGGTCCTCGCACGAGCTCGGTCTTGTAGTAGCCGTTGACAGTTTCGGCCAAGGCGTTGTCAAAACTGTCTCCCACAGAGCCGATGGACGCAGTAGCGCCGATCTCAGCCAGTCTTTCGCCGTAGCGAACAGAGGTGAATTGACTGCCGGCATCGGAATGGCAGCGCAGTCCGGGCAGTGTCGCACCGCGTGACCACCGGGCCATCTCAATCGCATCAAGAACCATAGGGGTGCGCATGTGCGAGGCGACCCGCCAGCCGACGATCATGCGCGAGAACGCATCGATGATGAAACAGACATACGCCACACCAGCCCAGGTAGCCACGAAGGTCAGATCGGTGACCCACAGCTGGTTTGGAGCCGTAGCAGTGAAGTTACGATCCACCAGGTCCGGGTGCCGGGCAACCCCAGTATCGGGCTGAGTCGTGCGCACTTTCTTCGAACGCCGCACCCCTTCAATCCCCGCAGCTCGCATCAGACGCGCAGTCTGATCGCGACCGATATCGATACCGGCTCGGCGGGCCGCCTTCCACAGTTTCCGTATTCCGTAGACACAGTAGTTCTCCTCCCACAAGTCACGAAGCTGAGTAATCAGTTCTGCGTCACGGATCGAGCGGGCCGACGGGCCCCGCTTCTTCGCGGCGTAGTAGGTGCTTGGAGCCACCTGCAGGACAGTACAGATGGACTCGACTCCAAGACGCTTTCCGGCGACGATGTCGTCCTTGTTGTCATCAATGAAGTTCACTATTTCTTGTGTTGGCGGTCGAGCTCCGCCCCGAAGAAAGACGCTGCCCTTTTGAGGATCTCGTTGGCCCGACGTAGTTCACGGTTCTCCTGTTCGAGTTCGACCAGGCGGCGGGCCTCATCAGTGCTCACGCCGGGGGCCTGTCCGTCATCAATGTCGGCTTGGCGTACCCAAGTGCGCACCGATTCTGGTCCATAGCCGAGTTGATCAGCAACCCTTTTGACGGTGCCGTTCTTTGTCCCCAGCTCTGCGCGTAAGGCTCGCACCATCCGCACTGCTGCTGCTTTCTCCTCAGATGAATACCGCCGCTGAGAAGGGCGGGAAGAGTTGTTCATGCGTGTCATTATTCCATCCTTGTTTCCAAGCTCAGGAATCTCCACCAAACCCAGGACTATTCACTGGACATACCAGACGGTTTCCGGCGGCACCTACTACACCTGCCTCACCCTGGATCCGAAGGGACGCTTCTACGGCAAGGCCGGCATTCATCTCGGTGCTGACTTGCGCACCAACGGCTACAAGTTCTACACCACCGGCTCGCGCTACGTGACCTTGCAAGACTGCACGCTCACCGGGAAAGGCACCTACGCCGGGTGGGCGTCGAGCAATGGGCTGGCGAAGATCGTCTTCCACACCTACGACGTCATGGTCGTCACCAATGGGTCGTATTACAACATGACCCGCCTATTCGACCGCACCAAAGATTTGATGTCGCGGATGAACGCGATCCTCAGCCTGCTCAATCAGGGGTGGATCACATCCATCTCCGGAACCGGATCGAACATCACGTGGCGGTACTTCTCCAACACTGGATTATCGGCCATGTCCACCAACCTCGCATAAGTAAAAGGAAACACTGATGAAGATCAAGATCGCCAACCAGCACCTCCAACCCGTCGCCGACCTACTCACCAATATGCCGTTGAAGGCGGCACAGTCCCGTGCCCGCTCGAAACTTCTAACGTTGGTGAGGGAGGCGATTGCTCGGTTCGGGGAGGACGAATACGACCTCGTCACCCAATTCGCAACACTTGACGATCAGGGTCGCCCAGTCTTTGGTGACGACGGCACCTTTGCTCTCGCTGACCCCGATAAAGCGAGTGAATTCCTCGAAGCTCGCCAGGCCCTGCTCGCGTCGATCGCTGAAGTATCTGGTCCGACCTACGACGGCCACGACAAGGACGTGAAAGCACTTCTTGACGGTTATGAGGGTGAACTGTCCGGCGAAGCGGCCGAGGCCTACGACGTCCTCTTGAGGTTACCCTCGTTTAGTGGACACCCTATTTGTACGGATCTTGTGTCCGTAGGAGAGGATGTTCATTGTGAGTCAACAGCGCAAGAAGTACACGCCGGAGTACCGGCGTGAAGCCGCGAACCTGGTAATCGAGTCAGAGCGCCCGATTGCCCATGTGGCTAAGGAAATCGGTGTTTCCGCCGGGCTTTTAGGCCGATGGGTCAGACTCGAGCGTGAACGCCGAGGATCCTCCGATGGGATGAGTGAGGCTGATCTTCGTGCTGAGAATGCTCGTCTGCGCCGTGAGTTGGCAGAAGCCAAGATGGATAACGAGTTTTTGTCAAAAGCGACGGCCTTCTTCGCTGCGAAGCAACGCGAGCAGAAAAGTTCGAATTGATGCGGCAGGAGAAGGCGAACTACAGCATCAAGCGCATGGCACGACTATTAAAAGTGTCTCGGTCTGGATACTACAAATGGGCCCATGTGCAGCAGAAACGACTATCCGGAAAAGATGATCGTGTTGCATTTTACGATGATGTTGACCGTAAGATTCATCAGATTTGGAAAGACTCTGATGAGGTTTATGGTGCTCCGCGGATCACCGCAGAACTTACCGAGCGCTACCGCATTTCGCTCAACCGTAAGACTGTGGCGAAGCGGATGCGCATGATGGGCATTGAAGGGATTTCACCGCGTGCCTTCGTCCCAGTGACAACAATCCAAGCCAAGCGCAAGTCCACACTTCCTGACCTGGTCAAGCGCATGTTTGATACAGGTCAGCTGAATCGGGTGTGGATGTCGGATATTACCTACTTGCGCACCGGTGAAGGCTGGTTGTACTTGTGCGCGGTCCGCGACGGCCATTCCCGCAGAGTGCTGGGCTGGGCAATGGATAGCGTTCAAGACACACACCTAGTCGAACGGGCCCTGCGGATGGCGCATACACTGCGCGGTGACGTTCCTGAAGGACTGGTGTTTCACGCTGACCGCGGAACGCAATTTACCAGTGAGAAGCTCTGGCAGGTGTGCCGCAGACTGGGCATTGCCCAGTCTGTGGGGCGTACTGGGGTGTGCTTCGACAACGCGATGGCTGAGTCGTTCTGGTCGACGCTAAAGACTGAATTCTACGACCGTAAGCGATGGCCCACCCGTGATGCTGCACGCAAGGCCGTTGCCTACTGGATGGAAGTCGTCTACAACCGTCGGCGCCGGCACTCTGCACTCGGGATGGTCAGCCCCGTCGACTTCGAGAACCACGCCAGCGCAATCAACAGCAGAAAAGAAATAGCTGCCTAACCACTAGGTAGCTCCACTACGTGTCCACGATTTGCGGGCAACCTCACTCTACGACGCGATCACCAAGGACAACACATGAGCACCGAAGAAGAAAAGACCAAAGAACTCACCGAACTCTCCGCTGATGAGTCAACGCCTGACGATGAGGTGCAGTTGCCGATCGTCCCAATTGAATCCGATACAACGCCCGCACCACCAGCAGAGGCTATCGAAACCCACGAACTCCCAGCACCCAAGGCGGCGTCCTTCGACTTGAGCCTGCCGATCTTGGAGGTCTTGACTGACCCGACCATGTAACCCGCTACGACGCGGGATTCTTTGTTGCCTTCACCTCAGATGGGTGGGGGTATTTTTCATTTGCCCACCCACCCTGGAAGGAACACGCTCTATGTCTATTCACGCTATCTGGCACACCACCCAAGCAGGCGTCGCAGGCCTCGGCGCATGGCTCGCCGCCTACCTCGGAGGCCTAGACGGCCTCGTCTATGCCCTGATCGTCTTCGCTATCGCCGACTACATCACCGGGGTGCTGGCCGCCATTTCAGAGCGCCGCCTCTCCAGCGCAGTTGGTTTCAGAGGTATCAGCCGCAAGATCCTTATCTTCACCCTCGTCGGGCTCGCCCATTTGATCGACGTCCATATTCTCGGAGCTCCCGGTGTGCTTCGTGCGGCGGTCATTTTCTTCTACCTGTCCAACGAAGGCATCTCCCTGATTGAGAACGCCACCCGCTTGGGTCTGCCTGTGCCTGCCCAGATGCGTGGAGCTTTGGATGCGATCGCGAACCGCGCCGACACCAGACCCTCACTCACCGAAACGACCACTGAAAACACAAAGGAGATTCACTGATGAAGAATTGGCTCGCGCTTGAGGCTGACATCGACCTCATCATGAACAAACACTACACACCCGGCAGGAACGGTAGACGGATCGATAAGGTCATCATCCACCACAACGCCGGAAACCTTACCATCAAGGGATGTTACGACGTGTGGCAAACACGTCCTGCTTCCGCCCACTACCAAGTTCAATCCGACGGACGCATAGGTCAGTTGGTGTGGGACTGCGACACCGCCTGGCACGCAGGAAACTGGGTCGCCAACACCACCAGTATCGGCGTCGAGCATGCGGATGTGTCCTCGAACCCGTGGGCTGTGTCGGAGGCGTGCCTCGATAACGGAGCACACCTCGTCGCGGCCGTTTGCAAGTTCTACGGTCTTGGCCGCCCGGTCTGGGGGAAGAACGTGTTCGGGCACAAGAACTTCTCCTCGACCGAATGCCCCGCCTCGCTGGCAGGCAGTCAGCACGCCGCGTATATGGCACGAGCACAGTCTTGGTATGACCAGATGACCGGCAACACCCCAGCCCCAGCACCAGCACCAGCCACACCGAACATCGACGCTCTCGCCGATGCAGTGATTCGTGGCGACTACGGCAACGGTGAAGAACGTAAGCGTCGCCTCGGAGCCAACTACGCCGCTGTCCAGCAGCGAGTCAATGAAAAGCTCTCCGGCAACACGCCTGCCACGAAGCCCGCCGCACCCAACATCGATGCGCTGGCTGACGCCGTGATCCGTGGCGAGTACGGCAATGGTGAGGAACGTAAACGACGTCTCGGAAAACTCTACAGCGCGGTGCAAGCGCGCGTGAACGCCAAGCTCGGCTACTAACCACACGCGCCACTGTGCAACTTAGCCCCGCTGCTACCCGTCATGGGTGGTGGCGGGGCATTTCGTCATTTTACGGGCGGATTTAACACATACGGGTTTGTCGGCAGTGGGGTGAAGGGAGTGACCCCACTGTGAAGAACATTGAAGAAGAACGTATCCGTAACCTGCGCACAGCAGGCTGGGGATATAAAGCGATTGCCGAGTTTTGCGCCTTGACCCGTGACCAGGTCCGTTCATACTGCACCAGCCGAAATCTCGAGGCCGGTTCAGTGGTGGCTCAGCGGGTGTGCCGCTGGTGTGCCAGCCCTATTCGGGGAGGTGCTCGGGCTCGGTTTTGCTCGCCCGCCTGCAGGCATAAAGCGTGGCGGGAACGGCAGAAAACCGAGCCAGTGCGCGAGCAGACCTGTGCGCACTGCGGGCACCGCTTCGTGATCGTGGACAAGCCAGGTCAAAAGTATTGCTGTCACGCCTGTTATGTGCGTGCTCGCTTTGGCACCCGAGGTGGGCGCTCATGAACACGCTCGCCACCACGGTCGATCAGATGACAAGGCCCGAGGTGTTCGCCCGAGAACTCGCCTTCATTACTGACGCTCACACGTTGAGCATGCTGGCAGGTCGAGGAGTGCTAACCCCCGCAGAGTATCGGCGTGTCTATCGGTTGTTGTTCCAGGCGTGGAGCCCGATCTATCAGTCACAGATTGTGGGCGAAACGACTGGATAAACACCTGGTTTAGAGCGTGTATAGACCTAACACGAAAGGAGAAAATGTGGCGCAGGTTAGTGTGGTGACACCGGTTCGGACGCTTGCCCCGAAACTGGTCAACGTAGCAGCATACGCTAGGGTCTCGACCAACGGTGCGGAGCAATTAGCGTCATTGTCGGCGCAGGTTTCGTATTATTCGCGCCTGATCCAGTCCACGCCCGGATGGGCCTATGCGGGTGTATTCACTGACGAAGGGGTTACTGGCACTTCGATGAAATCCCGGCAAGGCCTGGCCGACCTGATGAACGCTGCCAGAGCAGGAAAGATCGATCTTGTGTTGTGTAAATCGATCTCGCGCCTGGCCCGCAACACTGTCGACCTTCTCGCTACGGTTCGTGAGCTGAAAGACCTTGGTGTGGCTGTGCGATTCGAACGCGAACGCATCGACACTCTCAGCGCTGACGGAGAACTCCTGCTGACCTTGTTGGCGTCGTTTGCTCAAGAAGAATCCCGTTCCCTGTCCCAGAACGTCAAATGGGCAATCCGTAACCGGTACAAGAACGGTGGAACAAACTCCTTCGTCGTCTACGGCTATAGCTGGGCAGACGGCGAGTTCACCATCATTGACGATGAAGCCAAGATTGTGCGCCTGCTGTTTGCCAACTATCTCGAGGGTATTAGCCCTGAAAAGACAGCCGCGATCCTCAATGGTCAAGGGGTGCGTTCGCGCGGTGGAGGACGCTTCTACGGGTCAGTGTTTCGTCGCATGCTCGAAAACGAGCGCTACAAGGGCTGCCAGATGCTGCAGAAAATGTACCGCCCTGCGATCCAAGCACCCAACCGTGCTCTCAATGACGGGGAGCTGCCGCGATACTGGGTTGAGCAAGCCCTCCCACCCATCATCGATAAGTCTGTGTTTGACGCGGTGCAAGCAGAAATCGCCTATCGGCGTGAGATTGGTCCGGCTGCGACCCCGTCAAAGAACACGGGCGTATTCACTGGACGGATCTGTTGTGGCGCGTGCGGGAAGAACTATCAACGCAAAACCCGCACCTACAAGTCTGGAACCTCGTATAAGTTTTGGCGCTGTTGGAGTGCCTGCACCGGGAACGGCAACCCCTGTAGGGGGCACAACCTGCGCGAAACACTCCTCGAACACGCCTGCGCAGACATGCTCGGCACCCAGGGTTTCGATCCTGTCCATGTTGCTGAGCAGGTCGTGATGATCGAGGCCTTCGAGCATCAGCTCACATTCCACCTCGCGGATGGAACTATGACGCCGGTGGGGTTAACCAGTGAGGGGAGGTTGGCATGAGTCGCACGGTCACTGCGATACCCGCAACAAAGAAGCTTCGATCTGCCGCAGCCTCATCTGGTGTACCAGCACACAGGCGGGTGGCCGCGTATGCGCGAGTTTCCACCGAGATGGAAGAGCAAACCTCCTCCTACGAGGCTCAAATCGACTACTACACCACCTACATTCATTCCCGTAATGATTGGCAGTTCGCGGGCCTGTACTGCGATGAGGGCATCTCTGGCACCTCCATGAAACGTCGCGAAGGTTTCCAAACCATGATCGATGACGCCCTGGCAGGCAAAATCGACCTGATCCTCACCAAGAGTGTGTCCCGGTTTGCTCGCAACACCGTCGACTCGCTCACTACCGTGCGCAAGCTCAAAGACGCAGGCGTGGAGGTCTACTTCGAAAAGGAAAATATTTACACCTTTGACGCCAAAGGCGAATTGCTCATCACGATCATGTCCAGCCTGGCCCAGGAAGAATCCCGCTCGATCTCCGAGAACGTCACCTGGGGGCACAGGAAGCGTTTTCAAGATGGGAAAGTCATGGTGCCCTACAAATCCCTACTCGGATACAAGAAAGGAGCAGACGGCAGCCTCGTCATCGACGAAACCCAGGCACCGACCGTCAGGCTGATCTACCAGCTGTTCCTTGACGGGATGGCTATTAGTGAGATTAAAACCGAACTCGCTGCCCGCAAGATCCTCACCCCACGCGGGAAAGAAGTGTGGTCAACGTCGACAGTGCGCTCGATCTTGTCGAATGAAAAATACAAGGGCGACGCCCTGCTGCAAAAGACGTTCACCACCGATTTCCTTACTAAAAAGATGAAGGTCAACGAAGGCGAAGTACCCCAATACTACGTAACAGGCAACCACGAGCCGATTATTGCTCCACGCATCTGGGATCAAGTGCAATACGAGCTCGCCACCAGGCATGGCAACATATCGTCAGCGAAAGTCGGCTTGTTCTCCACCCGGCTCAAATGTGCTCGGTGTGGGGTGTGGTATGGGCGTAAGACGTGGGCGTCGAACACGAAATATAAGTACACAGTCTGGCAATGCAACCACAAATACACAGACGAACATCCCTGCAGCAGCGCGACGGTGAAAGACGAGCAGATCAAGGATTCTTTCGTGCAAGCGCTCAATCAACTGATCGCCCGCCGTCCGCAGCAAAGCCAGCTACCGCAGGTGCTTGGCGACATGTTCGGTACGAGCCGTTTGGAAGAACAGGCCGCTGCCTGCCAAACAAAAATCGTGGAGCTGACCGAGCAGATCGAAGCGCTGATTGCGGAAAACCAGCGGTGTGCGCTCAACCAGGACGCCTACCAAAACAAGTACACAGAGCTCGATACTATATACCGTAAGACGCTCGCACGTAAAACAAGCCTGGAAGCAGATATTGCAGCGAACACCGCCAAGCACGCCGCCATCACCACAACCCTGAATGATCTGACAGGGGAACCGGTGAGCGAGTTTCACCCCGCGCAATGGAGCGCACTCATCGACCACGCCATCGTAGACGAGGATACGATCCGGTTCGTATTCCGCACAGGTGAACAGGTGAGCATGGCCCTGAAAGGGTGATGCTCGTATCGGTTGACGTGCACGGTTAGGCACACCTCCCAGAAATTAGGTAAGGTTAGCCTTACCTAATAAGGATGGTGTTTACGTGAACGATAGTGTAACGGATCAGGTTGTTGAAGACGAGTACGGGTCGGCGAAGGAAAAATCTGTCGCTGGCCAGAACGCGATCCGTCAGCTATCGCAGCCGGTGAAAGGCAAACTGTTTATCGCGCAGGTTTTGGCTTTTCTCTCTGGTGTGTTGGCTATTGCCCCGTATGTGGCTCTGGTGGAGCTTGGCAGAGAACTTATGCAAGACCAGGTGGACCCGGCGGGGGTGAACTGGATCGTGATGCTCCTCGTCAGCGCATACATGACTCGGTTGACCTTATATTTTGTTGCATTGGGCGTGACGCATTTTATTGACCTGTCGTTGCGTAATCAGATGCGTCGGCAAATTGCCGCCCGAATGTCGACTGCTCCGCTGTCGTGGTTTACCCGCGAGGGTGAGGGGAAGATCCGCAAGACCATTCAGGATGATACGGCCACGGTGCACACAGTGATCGCGCACGGGCCGATAGAGAAACTGAACGCGATTGTATCCCCGCTCGCCTTGTTAATGTATGCGTTCGTGGTGGATTGGCGACTCGCGTTGCTGTCGATTGCGACGATTCCGATTTATGTGGGCATGTATGGCATGTCGATGCGTGGGATGAATGAGAAAACCGCGCAAATGGACACCAAGCTCGCCCAGGTTTCGGCAACGATGGCCGAGTTCGTGGCCGGTATTTCAGTGGTGAAAGCGTTCGGCAAGGTCGGCCAAGCACATAAAGCCTATTTAGATGCAGCTAACGAGTTTTCTAAGTTCTACCGGGCTTGGTGTATGCCGCTGGTGTCTATGTCGGTCGCCTCATTTTCGTGGGTGTCGATCCCGGTGTTGTTGATCGTGAACCTTGGCGGTGGCGCGTTGATGATGAACGCCGGTTGGGTGAGCATCTACGAGGTGATAACGACCACGTTGATCGCCTTGGTGCTGCCGGGAGCGTTGATGGCAGTCGCAACCATCGCCTGGTCTTACCAGCTTGCGGGATCGGCTGCGGTGCGCCTCGTTGCGGTGATGGAGCTACCGGCATTGAGCCAACCCGATGCACCACAGACACCACACGGTCATGATATCGAGATTCGGGGTGTGTCGTATGCCTATGACGACACCCAGGCATTAGACGAGGTAAGCCTGAGCATTCCGGCAGGCACGGTGACCGCGCTGGTTGGCCCTTCGGGTGCGGGCAAATCGACGTTGGCAAGTCTAATGGCCCGCTTCGATGACCCGGACGCTGGCATGATCACTATCGGCGGGGTTGATCTAAAGAACATTTCCCAGGATGTGTTGTATTCGACGGTTGCATTCGTCCTGCAAGATGCACAGCTTATTCGCGACACCATCCACAACAACATTTCCTTGGGCGCGCCAGACGCAACCTTGGATCAGGTGCGGCAGGCGGCGCGGGCAGCGCAGATCGACGAGTTCATCATGAGCCTGCCAGATGGTTACGACACCGTGTTGGGGGAGGACACCCACGTTTCGGGCGGGCAGGCAGCCCGTATCGCGATCGCCCGGGCGCTCATGGTTGATGCCCCAGTGTTGGTGCTGGATGAGGCGACGGCGATGGCGGACCCGGAATCGGAATCGAAAATTCAACAAGCTCTCTCGACTCTTGCCAAAGGCAGAACCGTGATTGTGATCGCCCACCGGTTGGCCTCGATCAGGGGCGCGGATCAGATTGTCGTCATGGAACGCGGGCGCATTGCTGTGGTCGGTAAACACGACGAGCTGTTGGGTAATGCGCACTATCAGGCACTTCTTGCCCAAGGTGCATGCGAGGAGATGACACGATGA